ACAGTCGTGCTAAGTACGGACTGTGGTTGTTGTTGATCTTCCACTCGCCGCCTTGTTCTTGTACGACTGAGTGGTGTCTCAACACATGAATGATTGTTCGGGCGGAGTAGTGTCTAAACCCTTTGTTCCGAACCTTCATTGCTTCTCCAACGAATGCGTCCCAGACGTGGAGATTATTGGGGAGCCACTCTGTGAAATCATCACAGAATAACTCCTCATTCTTTTTCATAACCTCAACAATTGGGTGCATGGTCAGAAGGGCAGATCATCGTCCATGTCTTCGAAGCCGCCTGTCTTGGGTGCAGGCTCCTTCTTCTCGGCTGGCTTGCGCTGGCCTCCGCTAATAAGCTCAATCTCCCCGACAGATCCAGCCAGTTTCACACTGGTGCTGCCGTCCTTTTTCTTGAACTCTTCTGTATGCGGTTCGTTGATAACGGCGTACACCAACTGTCCCTTCACCAAGTATTCAGCCAAGGCAGAAGCTCGCTTGCCCCAGAGACTTGCATCTACCCACTGTGTTGGTCGATTGCCGTCTTCGGCTTTGCGCCCGTAGCCGTAGGCCAAGGACAGATTGCACACCGCTTCGCCATTCGGAGTCGTTCTGACTTCAGCGTCACGGCCAATGCGAAAAACACCAGATATATTTGCCATTGTTAATCCTTCAATTTAAAAAGAGTTGTTGCGGTTAGTTCGAGCTTTGGTGGTTGGGATTTCTTTTCTCTTGGTGGCTCTACTTGGGCTACCACCCAACACCAAAAGTCAGCCAGTCGCAGATGCAACCAGTCCCAATACTCTTTCGATCTGTCAATTCTTGTGACAGCCATAACGTCGGGTGTCCAGACTACGAATTCACAGTAGTCTCTTTGCGTGATTTCCATAAGCCCCTGCATTTGCGCCATGTAATAGGGCGGGACTTCTGGATAGACAACCTGCGAATACGGACACTTGACCTCAGCCATCCCCTTATCCCCAACAAAAAAATCGGGTGAACCGCCAATCCAAGCCATCTTCGGATGGGGTATAAATCCCACCAGACTGACAGAAGACGCATCCTCAACGCACCTCTTGCTGTACTCAGCAACTGCCTCAGCCTCATGCTCCTCTCCCCAATGTGATGCAGGGTTTCCTTCAAATGGTTCTTCCAATCCCATAATTCTTCGCCAGAGTTGTTGGCGAGAACCCGGGCCGAGGCCGGCGGCCTGTCCGAAAGAGGAGGCCGTTAGCTTCCCCTCTCTGTCTTTGTGCCATTGCTCTGTTCGCTGGTGCGGGTTCATGCTTCTCCTTTGAACTGGAATGAATTCTTGTAATTGCTCGGCAAGATTTTCTTTGCGTCAGCTAAGAGCTTCTTTGGTATGGGCTTGCCATCCAAATCAATGAGTTGATCGATCAGGCTGTATGTCATTGGCAATATAGTCTTTATGATTGCGGCATCGACAGTGGCACGTGCCATCGCCAACTCTGATGGGTCTATGTCAGGATGTGTCACTCCAGACCTTTCGCCAATGCCTTACAGAACTCCTCTGTCACCGCCTTCTCCTCATCGGACAACAGAGCAAACTGTCCACGCAATGTCTCCTTGCTCTTGCACTCAGATAGTCTGCGCTTCAATTCATCCACCTGTTCAGCAGTCATCTTGGCCTTGATCTCTGGCTTGGCTGCGCCAGCTTTTGCCGCTTCCGCCTTGCGATCATTGACGTATTTGTTGTCGTCGTACAAGCCAAGATAGATGTCCGCAGAGAATCCCAGCATTGACAGAGCCTTGCCGATAGCATCTGTTAAGGATTTCTTCGGGGCTTCCTCATCTGTGAAATAGCCGTTCTTGTTCTTGCCGACGAAGGTGGTCTGGCCGAAGTGCTCGACCGTCCCGCTACCGATATGGATCGGCGTTCCCTCCCCGTTCTCTAAGAAGATTGGGTAGGTCAGGTGGATGCGAACAAAGTGGATAGTCTCGTTGGCAACCGCGACCTTGCGGATCTCTTGCTTTGTTAGTACACGCTCACCTTTGCTGTCGAGTGTCCATTCTTCGGTGGTCTCCTCGGCAATGATTGGCGTACCCTGCATCAGTCCTTGTTCAACAATCTTGACAGACCAGAGGTGACCCATTGGCCCCCAGAGTTCTGTCGCTTTGCGGATTTGGTAGGTATGATTGATGGCCGTGCCTGAGAAGCCACCGCCTCGGCTGAATGCCTTAACGTGCCGTGGGTCTGTTGTGCATGTGGCATTCCACACATTCAAGAAGCTGCTGTTGTTTACTGCGTCTGACATTTGGTTCCTTTCGTTGACAATGTGTAAAGCATTTACCTTTTAAGGTAGGCAAACTATACATGAATCGCCGATGATTGTACAGTGATTTGACGAATTTGTAAGCAAAGACCAACTAAACCAAATGGATAATGGTTTACCCCGCTTGCATTTTATTTCCCAATCAACGACACTCTCGTCCGCAGGGTAGGTTCTTGGTCGCTCCGAGGACTGAAAGCATTGGTAGTTTTTTCCTTTCGACCAGTGTTCCCTGTCCCTTCGGGGTTTCAAAAGAAAGGCGAGAAAGGACTCCATGTTCAGTTATCAATTTCACATCAGGGACTACCTGACAAAGACAAGGCATCTCAGCCTGACCGAAGACTTGGCGTACCGTCGATTGATGGACGTGTACTACACAGAAGAAAAGCCACTACCCTTTCAACCGGAAGACTGCGCTCGGCTGATTGCGATGCGTGAGTATTCAGATGACGTTAACCGTGTGTTGCAGGAATTCTTCATCCAGTCGGATGACGGATGGAGGAACGACCGGTGCGACTACGAGATCGAGAAGTACCACGGCAAAGCCGAGTCAGCCAGACGTGCGAACAAAGCCAAGATAGAAAAGAAAACTCTGAAATCAGAACTGAAATCAGAACCATTTCAGGACGCAACCCAGAAACCCAAGAACCCAAAAACCCAGAAACCCACACCTATCGTTGAGGGCTTTGATTCTTTTTGGTCTGCCTACCCACGTAAGGTGGCGAAGGCTGAGGCACAGAAATCTTTCAACAAGATCAGACCAGATGCCGAGACGCTGAACCAGATGCTTGCGTCCCTTGCGAAGTCACGCCAATCTACAGACTGGTTGAAAGACAACGGCCAATTCATTCCTTTCCCAAGTACGTGGCTGAACCAACGTAGATGGGAAGACGAATCCTCCGAGCAACCAATTCAATTTGAGGGAATGCTATGACTGACTTCAACAGACGAACAGAACTTGAGGACAAGCTGACCAGCCTTGAGGAAAGAATCAGTTCTTTGCAAGAAAGACTGGACAAGTATTACGTGTCTGGCTGGAACAGTGCACTGGAGATGGCGGCAGGAAAGGTCGAGCATGATTTTCAAAAGTCCTTTGGCAAGGACACTCTGTCGAGCATTGCCATCTACATAAGGACGATGAAGAAATGAACATTGACATAAAACCTCCAACACACAGAGGAAAGAAGCTAATAAAAATCAATGCCATCTCTCAGGCTCAGCTTATCAAAGCCATGCTCGACGGGGTCTACACCTGTCGTGAACTTGCTGAGGAGACGGGCTTGCATTACGTGACCGTACTTCAATATGCAAGAGAGCTTCATGCTGCCGGTGCTGCTCACATCTGTGCTTGGGATAAGGACAGTCGAGGAAGAGATGTCATCAAGATATACAAGATTGGTGACGGTAAGGATGCCAAGCGCAAGAAGATGACTGCGGCAGAGCGTCAGGCGAAGAGTAGAGAAAGACGATTCAACATGGACATGATGCAAAGGATGGCGGCATGATGATTGAAATTGCTGTTTTGATTATTAGCCTTGTCTGGACTTACGTACTCGGCTACGTGCATGGAGCAGAACAAGAGAGGAATAAACATGATATTTAAATTAAACCGTTCAGACAGGATGAAATTTAATTCTAGGTTTCGAGTTGTGCGTTTGCGCTGGTGGCATCGACCTGTTCCTTTATACGATAAGGAAGATGGAGACAAACATTATCGCCGCATTGGATGGATATGGAATCAAAAAGCATATCTAGTTGACAACATGGTTGAGGGTTGGGTTGCATTTGCTAAAGACCAAACACCTGAAAAGATTGATGTTTGGTGGTGTAGTTGTTGCGGTATGGCATTAGACGGGATGACAAAAGCAAGACTAACAGAGGCAATAACAGGAGAACAAGCATGATTGAAGTATTTAAACAGATGGTAGAGGCGTTAGAAAACTCTGTTGATTTGGTAATTGAAGATGCTTACAACGCAGAACAACTTTATGTTAATGTTCCAACAAGACAAGCAAGGGTTGGCGGTCTTAAATTGTTGGCTGATGAACACCAAAAAGCCATCCAAGCAGGTCGCCAAGCCATTGCAGGGTTGGAAAGCCAAGAGCCTGTGGCTGTTGTTGATGGCGATGCTCACGACATCAAAGTTAGGTTACTGATTGGCGGCATTAATTTGAAGCCAGACACCAAGCTCTACACCCACCCACCACCGCGCACATGGGTAGGGCTGACACGCATGGAACTAATTAAATGCGGGGTGTTGCCGTTTGGAATGTCGTATGAACTTTGCCAAGCTATTGAAGCCAAACTCAAGGAGAAGAACACATGAAGAGACCAATGCCTAGCGGAGCCAGTGAGATTCATGACTTGCGTGTAAGCAAGAAGATGGTTCCGAACGAAATTGTTTTTGTATCAATGGTTGGAGATTTGGTGGATGGCAACTGGGTTGTTTATGTTGACATAAACAAAGACCCAGAAAGCTATGAATGGATTTGGGCGGTCAATCTACAAATCTGTTTGGTGTATGACACATCTGTTCACCGTGACGTAGTCAAGCACTATGCAGAGACAATCGCAAAAGCCAAACCGAACGGTGGCTACATCTCTGGCGATAGCTTTCATGGCTATCTATATCTGTGGAATGTAGACAAGCAAGCCGGAGCGCATCTAACTTACACGCCCGAGATCAATGGAGACATTGAGCTTGGACTAACAACACATCCAGCAGAGGCTGTTTACAGAAGAGTTTATCCATACGAGATGGAATTTCTAAAAGGGGTAGACAGTGTCAAATGAAATGATCTTTACAGCAGACAGCATAGACTTTGCCGAGTATGCGAGCGAGCCACACGACAAAGACAAGATCGTTGCTCCCAAGGTCTACAGAGATGAGACTATCGCCTTGCTATCTGGCGATGGAATGGTCAAGGGTGCGACGCTTCCTTGGCCTAAGACGCATGACCACATAAGATTTAGGGCGGGTGAGGTCAGCCTCTGGATGGGTATCAACGGACACGGAAAGAGTCTGTTGACAAGTCACGTGATGCTAGGCTTCCTTCATCAAAATCAAAAAGTCTGTGTCGCTAGTTTCGAGATGAAGCCACGGGCAACGCTTGCTCGCATGTGCAAGCAGGCGGCTGGAAGCGCAACGCCTACAGCCAAGTTTGTTGACGGCATGCTGAGCCATGCGACCGGCAGGCTCTGGCTTTACGACAAGATGGGACAGACAGATCCGAACCATCTGTTGGCAATCATGCGGTACGCAGCAAAGAAGCTCGGCATCCAACACTTTGTAGTTGACTCCCTGATGAAGGTAGTCAAGGGCGAAGATGACTACAACGGACAGAAGAATTTTGTAGACAGCGTGTGTGCATTTGCTTTGGATTTCAATGTGCACGTGCACCTTATTCATCACAGTCGTAAGCTGGGTGATGAGATGCAAGTCCCGGGAAAGATGGATGCCAAAGGCAGTGGGGCTATCGTCGATCAGGTGGATCAGTGCTTTACCGTCTGGAGAAACAAACGCAAAGAGCAACAGATTCAGGCTGGCAAAGAGGTCGATGAGGGAATGCCAGATGCCATCTTGGTTTGCGACAAGAACAGGCACGGAGATTGGGAGGGTCGGGTCGGTTTGTTCTATCAGCCGAAGGCATGTTCATACTCACAGTCCCCATCTGAGAAAACTTACTACAACTACGACAGATACATGACCGAAGAGGGGGTGGAAATATGAATCCAATGCAGTTGGGAATACATGCAAGAGAACTTGCTTCTGAGCTAGAGGCATACAAGGCCGCTGTTCACTCTCTTTCGTTCGAATTAGAAATGCTCAAAGGCAAAGGTAACAAATCAATTACACACAAAGAAGTAACTCTTATAAGAGAGCATGCGCTGAATCAGGCTTCTGAATTCGTGATGGACTGGGGTATCCCAAAGTCCGGTGAGGATCTCGTTAACCTGTGTAACAGAATTAAAACGCTGACCGAAAGGAAAACAGACGCTGTTGCCAGAGGCGTTGAAGTTGCAGTCGAATTCTTTGCTACCGAACACACCAGCGGTGTAAGAAAATTATGAAAGACATCGCAGACATCAAAGATCAACTGCGTGAGGAGCGGCGCAAGAAGAACAGAGAGGAGATGCCTGTCATTGCAAAAGTCATGGACGAAATCAACGCAAGGTTTCCCGGGTCGAAGTTAATCTGGGCAAAAGATTACACAACCGGGAAGGAGATTGGAAAGAAATCTGTTGAAGAAAAAGTATTTGTGATACCAGAAAACTACAAACCATCGGAGGTAATGAATGTACGAAAAGGCAGAAGCAAGACTCGCTGAGATGCGGGAGAAGTCATCCCTCTTTGCTGAGGCTGTTGCAGAGAAGAACTATCTTGAAAAATTTAGGGAGTCGCAACTTGCGATCTTGATGAAAGAGTATGAGGCGTTGGGTCACAAGACTTCGGCAGCGCAGGAGCGTGAAGCACGTGCTGACAGTAAGTACATCTCTGTTCTGGAGAGCCTTAGAACAGCAACAGAGATCTCCGAGAAACTGCGCTGGGAACTCGAGATCCTAAAGCTAGGCGTAGCAGTCTGGCAAACTACACAGGCGAACGAACGGATGGATAGAAAAGGTTATGGGGCATGACAAACGCATTTGATTGGAAGAGATTCACTGACGAGGAACACGCCAAGAATGGCGATCCGTTCAAGGAGATTAAGCACAGCGCAAAGATAAGCAAGATGGTTACGAGCAGTGTCCAAAAACTACAGGATAAGAATCCTTATCACGGGACAATCATTGGGCTAAGCACCAAGGCTGATGAATCCATCTTTGCTGACAAGAGACGCAAGATCAACAGACCTCTCATCAAATGAAAGTCATTCCGCCATACCTCACATTCAAACAGGCGCTGACAAACGGGTATGTTGAGCGCATGGAGTCGCCTGTGTACACACGATGGGTGAAGACATTGAGATGCGTGAGTTGCAATGCACCGGCAGACGACCCACATCACCCGCACGGATCTGGGTTCAAAGGCATGGGCACGAAGGTTCCGGACTGGTGGGTGATACCTATCTGTCGTACCTGCCATGACGTACTACATCATGATGTGCATGCGTGGGAGGACGAGCATGGTATGCAACTTGAACATGTGGCACTGACATTACTGCAAGCAATAAGAGAGGGAGTGCTTCATCTTGGAAAACAATAAGCCAGTGCGCCGGTGCAGTTTTCTCCACTGCGAACATCCGTCTGGGTTTTATGGCTACTGCCTCGGACATGAGCCAGAGTTTGTTCGGACAGAATTCGACAGATTGGTGGCTTCCGGGGTGGCAAATCCTTCCCGG